ATAAGGATCTCAAGTCTACCAGACGAAAATGCCCCTAACTTGAACCCCTGCAAATTTACGCCCGAATGGAAGCGAGAACTCAACAAAATCGGCTTTCGCTTGCCTCGTAAGAAATAACCGCCACACATCAACACAAACACATGGAAAACGAAAAACCACCTTATGACGAAACCAAAGTTTTCTCAGCATGTGTCCTGATCGGGTCAATCCTTGTCGGGGCTGTGGGGCTGATTATAGCAATCATAACGCATTCAATAAAATGAAAACAAAACAAATAATTGACACACTCCAAGAGTATAACGACTGGCGGCGATCAAGGGGCAAATGGGATGTAGATGCGTTTAACGCTGGAGAAAGCCTATTTGATACAATATCAGCCCACGAAATAGGGCTTGCGCTAGATGCAGCCATTGAACGGTTGCAGACGCTAGAGAAGGAGCGAGACGAAGCGAGGCACATTGCTAGCTATTGGCGAAATATGGCAGGCAATTTTGCGATTTCAAAACGTGATCACGAATTCCCTTGGGAGGAGGGCACAGAATGAAGGGTTGGATCAGCATTCACAGAAAACTTCGGGGCAATTGGCTTTGGACTGAGAAACGTAAATTTTCACGAGCAGAGGCTTGGATTGATTTGCTCTTAACAGTCAATCATGAGCAAGCTGAAGTGTCAATAAAGGGGCAAATTTTCACCGTGAAAAGAGGTGAATCCTTGGCTAGTTATGGCACATTCTCCGACCGTTGGGGATGGTCAATTTCAAGCGCGAAGAGGTTTTTCGAGACGCTGCAAAGCCGCAACATGATCCGATTCAAAAGCGAAACGGTTTCAACTCGCATAACTATCTGTAATTACGATAGTTATCAATCTGGAGAGCTTCGCAATGAAACGCAAATGAAACGCACAAGAAACGCACAAGAAACGCATGTGGTAACAAACAATAAGAAGAATAATAAAAATAATGAAAATAAGAAGCGGCTGGATGGGTCTCAAATGACTCAAAAAGAGATTGACCTTTCAAAACAAATCGACCAATTCTTGGCGTAATGCAAAACGATACAACAGAAACACAGCGCAAGGTCATTTCGCAAATTATCCACTCGGACATGCCAGCACCTTGGCAAGTGTTGCAGGATTATCAGCACAAAGGGATTGATGCTGACTGTTTCACTGATCCAACATGCACTCGCATTTATTCGGTATTGCTGGACATGCAATCGAGAGATGTTGAGTTCGATGAGATTTGCCTGATGACTGAGTTCGAGACTAGCCCAGAGCTAGATATTGAGGATTTAATGTCATTGACGGATTACGGCACTAGCTCATTCAATCCCTATCACGTCGAGGCGATACTAGAGCAAAAGAGACTCCGAGGCATTGTCAGAGCTGCGAGGCTAGCAATCGAGAATGCAGGACTGGGGACGGAGTCCCATGAGATTGTCACGGAGCTACAAACAGCAGTCACTAAAGTTTCCGAGTCAGTCTCCGATGAAAAGAGCATCGACTCATGTGTGGACGATTTTGTAAGCGGATTATTCGCAGAGCCCGAGACGGGGGACTACATCCAGACAGGGATCAAGGGGCTAGACGAAGACCTCAATGGACACGGCTATGGAAAAAACCAGCTTTGTGTCTTAGCAGCTAGGCCAGGATGCGGCAAAACTGCATTTGCGCTAAACGTAGCTCATAGGGCTGTATCGAAGGGAGTCCCTGTTGGCATCATGTCCTTGGAGATGGAGACCTCGGAGCTGATGGGACGGATGCTTTCGATTGATGGCAAGGTGCAGATGGCAAGGTTCAAGGATGGGGTTGCCAACTCACAAGATCAGCAGCGACTAAAAAAAGCGGTCGAAAATAGCAAAAAGTGGCCGATTTACATAAAGGATGATGCCTATGATTTGAATTACCTAATTGCTTGCGCTAAAAACATGCACAGAAGGCACGATATAAAGCTTTTAGTGGTAGACTACTGTCAGCTAATCAAAAGCCATCTAAAGCTACCTAGAAACGAACAGGTGGCAAATATCAGTAGAGAGCTAAAATTGCTTGCAAAGAGTCTAAAGATTCCCGTACTCTTACTTTGCCAAATGAACCGTGAAATTGCAAAAGAGGATCGAGTACCAAGGGCAACCGATCTGGGTGAGTCTGGAGCATTAGAGAGGGATGCTGACTCGATCACTTTTTTATTCTTAGGCAAAGAGGATGATCCCAATGGCCAAATGGTACGCTACGTTATGTGTAAGCAACGAGCTGGTAAGGGGTACTCTATAGGGCAAACTGCTTTTATTAGACAAATACAATACATGGGAGATATATAATTATGAAAATTTTAGGTTCCAAGGATTTGAAAAGTATTTTTGTCATTGTTAAGATGGAGAGAAATACGGAGTGGTTTGATAATGTTTGGGGGATTGTTCCCGTTGGTGATGATGGAGAAGATGGTGTTTTTGAGCTAGTAGACGAACTTAATAGCGGCGATTTCATGCATGCGTATAAGGCTGTTCGTGGAGATAATTTCACAATGAACGGCGGGACGAATAAGTGGGGAAGTTAAATAACATGGGAGATATATAATTATGAGAAAAATATACCTAGCGCAAATGATGTGGTGTGAGCGAGAAGAGCCTATCATCGCAGGAACAAACAAGCGAAAGCTAATCAGTGAAGCTTTAAAAATACTCAAAGCGGAACATAGCACGGATCCAGTATGCAGGGGGCAAGCGATGTGCTCGCTTCCAATAACAGCGGATGATATTGAGATCATTGAGATACCAATCATGCAATTATGAAACTACACAAAATACAAAGAAACTGGGATCATTTCCCAACACGCAATACCGCCACGGAGGATTCTATGCGGGCTGCTCAACGCAAAGCTCTCTTTGAGCTACTCCGAGATGTAACCGAATACGCAAAGGGGAACCCTTCTTGTCGTGTTAAAAACCTACGATTTGACCCAGCAGGCGAATGGGGCGCAATCGGAGTAGAAATGGAAAACATTCCTCTAGATAACACTGAGAATGAATCATGAAAATCAGACACCTATCAGATAAAAAATACACCATCACAGGCGAAAAAGGCCTTGTGTATCTGGTTGACCTAGAAGCAAATGGTGGCAAAGGTAGCTGCACTTGCCCTGATTTCAAATTTAATATCAAAAATAAATACAAAAAAGGCTTGCATGTGCAACCCTGTAAGCACATTTTATATGTACTAGGCTATCTGGTCTGGAATAAACTAAACAAAAACTAAACATGAAAGAACCAACAATAGAAGAAATAAAAGAACTCGTATTTTTTGAACGAGACGACAATGGCAAGCTACAAGTTGGCATTGTCAACGGCGATATTGGGCTAGTTCGAGGCAATGTTATTGGTGTTTATGGCAATGTTAGCGTTGTTGGCGGCAATGTTAGAATTGTTAGCGGCAATGTTCCTACACCACTGGTCGAGATGGTGAATAAAGCATGTTGCGAATCTGGTATTCACCAATACTGCACAAACATAATGGCCGACGAGCAGCCGTCTAAATATATTATGGCATTTGCCAAAAAACTACTAAACAAAAACTAAACATGCACTACTACACAAAAGGATTAGATCCAGTCCTATTAAAGGACATCACCACACCAGCGAAGGCTCATAAAGCTGATGCTGTACCTAGTGTAACCACCATCCTGAGCTGGATGCCAAATGACTACCTAGACAATAATTGGAAGCCCAAGATGATTGCTGAGTTAGCTCGCAAATATAAGGAGCTAGATATTGATAAACTCAAAGAACTCATGTGGGGCATCAAGCTATGCCCTAAATCTGGAATGATGGTATCATCTGCGACCTTTGGAACTAGAGCACATGCCAGAATGGAACAGCTAGTTGATGGATATATTGATGACGGAATGTTGCCGATGAATGATCCATACGATGTAGCTTGTGAAAAAACATTTGAGTATATTATCAATGAGCTATTTACTCCAGCGCACACCGAGTTGCCTATCGGTAGCGTAAGGCTAAAAACTGCTGGAACTATTGATCTACTGGCATTGGATCGTAATGAGAATTATTGCTTGATCGACTACAAGTTTCGTGAATGTAAAGACAATGAGGGTAAATTCTACGACAAAGACTTAGCGCAACTAGCAATCGAGGCTTGTATGGTAGCTGAGTTGTATGTCCTAGATTATATTCCAGATATTTACACATTTTGCATTGACACCCTTACTGGGACTCTTCACGTTAAAAAGTGGAGTGACAAGATGAAAACAAAAGGAGAAAAAATCTTTATGGCTGAGTACGATAGGTACTGGAGCAGTCCACTACTAGGTAACAAAAACTACTAAACAAATAAAACTATGAAAGAACCAACAATAGAAGAAGTGCTCGAGCTTGTGAGCTTTGAGCGAAATGAAGACGGAAAGCTGCAAATTTTAAATGTTTTAGACCATGTTGGCGGCTATGTTTACGGCAATGTTCGTGATGTTCTCGGCAATGTTCTTGGCGATGTTGGCAATGTTAAGGGCCATGTTCGAGGAAATGTTCTGGGCAATGTCGGCGGCAATGTCGGCAATGTTTGCGGCGATGTTGGCAAGGTGTACGGAAAAATACTAAACAAATAAAACTATGAACGTAATAAGCAACACACTAATATCTATTAAGTCTGATTCAGGCATAGTGATATCTTCATCAATCACAACCGCATTGGATAGTCGTTCTTTTGAAATAACAATAGATGGACACGAACGAGAACTTTCTATTGAAACAGTAGATGAGCTATTGGAGGCACTTCACAAATTAAAAGACCTATCAAACCATGTTAATTAAAACAAGCACATACCCATTCGGCCCTGCAAACAAACTACCTGATGATACCATCGTCCAGAGGGTACAATCTAACGGAAGATTTATCGACGCTTACCGATATGAGCTTATCGAAGGTGATGAGTATTACGCACCTTACAAAAAAGGCAGTGTCAACCTAGTGCAGTACATGGAAGATGAGCGTCTATCTGTATTCTACGAGTACGATGTAGACAACATTGCGATAAGAGCAAGGATCTTACAGGATGGAGCTTATGAAGTGTTCGATACATCACAAGGTGGAGCTGGCATTCATAAGGGATGGCTCACGGAAGCTTTGTTATATCTAAGGGATCAGAAGGATAACGGATGATGCACGAATCAGAAATAAACGCTTGTGCAGCCATGTGGGAGCTAAAGGCTCAGATGGAACGGATGATGGGCAATGCAGCCATTCCAGAATTAGGACGAACCAAATACGGAAAAAGACTTACTGGTGATACAAGAAAAAGGGTTGCAATGCAGTGTAAAGAACTCTACGATTCAGGAGGAACCTTCACATCAATTGCACAAGAACTAAAACTAACAGATAAAACGGTTAAACGATTAATAAAAGAAACAAAATGAATGTACACAAATCAGAAAGATTTCAAAGTGCTTTAACAGAATTAAAGGACTGCTTTAGACACCTCCATGACAACCTAAGCCATGATGAAAGCATCGCAAGAGATGACCTAGCTTGCTGGTGTAAGCTCACGTTCGATGATTGGAGTGATTATTTACCAAAAAACTATGGAGTAGATGTAGGAGAAGTGATAGATGAGTAAAGACTTAGAGATACTAAAAGAAGCTTATACGGAAGTCATTTGGATGGCGATTCGATATGCTCATGGACGACAAACTTTTGCTCCATCGACTGTACGATCCTCAATTGAAAACTTCCAAAAGGTTTTCCCTGATTGGAAGCCAAGGTACGATAGGGCATTGAAAGATGATCGGGAGTTGAGGGAAAGCATGAAAGATCATTTCTCGCTGGGCGGTGATTGGCTTGATGATTTAGTAGAATGAGTAAAGAAATTATAGATACATTAAATAGAGTCTGGAAGGAAGCTTATCCAGATGCAACGGATGCAAGTTACGATGATGACTTTCGCTGTTGCGCTAGGATAAAGTCACTAGCTGATGATCGTAAATGCTGGCTGTCTAATGCTAGGGTACTGCAAAAACAATTAAACAAATTAGAGGAAAGTAAATAATATGGAAAAATTAATACTAGATTGGGCAAAAGAAAGGGGCATCCTAGAAAATGGAACTCCAAATGGGCAGCTATCAAAGCTACAGGAAGAGTTTTTTGAATTGTCTGATGCAATTTTAGATAGAGATGGCGATGGGATTATTGATGGCATTGGAGATATGACAGTTGTACTCATAATTTTAGCTGATATGTTTGGTTTGAGCCATACAGAATGTTTAGCTTATGCTTACAATCAAATTAAAGATCGTAAGGGAAAGATGGAGAATGGAACTTTTGTGAAGGATGCCTAGGAGTTGGTACGTAAAAAAAGTAGAATGGTGGAAGCACCTCAAATGGAGAAAGAGATGCCAAAGCAAACGAGAAAGGCAGAACGCTAAAAAACAAACAAGAGATGCACAAAATTAATTTACCATTAGCAGTTTACCTACCAAGGAAAACTATGCCAGATAAGAAGATGATTATCAATCTTAATAATTATCGCAACTGGAGCTACATCGTATCCAACCAAGTCAAGAAGGCTTATTGTCAAGCCGTAGAGCCACTTGTAAGGGGCTTTATTTTTCATCCAAGGTTATCGCTAGTGTTCACTTACTACAAAGGCTCTAAGCGAATCTCAGACAGATCAAATGTTTTGTGCATTCAGGAGAAGTTTTTTCTTGACGCATTAGTAGAACTAGGATGTATTGAAGATGACAATGATAACTTCATTAAAGAAACAAAATACAACGGAGACAAAATAGATAAACAAAACCCAAGAGTTGAAGTAAGGATAACAGAAGGATTATGAATAAATCAGATAACATAGCGGAGCTTGCTAAAGCTCTATCAAAAGCACAGGCTGATATGTCTGGTGCAAAAAAGAGCAGTAATAACCCTTTCTTCAAAAGCAAATATGCTGACCTGAAGGAAGTTATTGAGTGCGTCAAGGAGCCATTTGCAGATAACGGACTCAGCTTTGTACAGTTCCCCATTAGCAATGATGGGTTTGCTGGAGTAGAGACAGTCATAATGCACTCAAGTGGTGAATGGATTAGCAATGAGTATATGCTAAAGGTATCTAAGAATGATCCTCAAGGCATTGGATCAGCCATTACCTATGCTCGTAGATACGCATTGCAAGCTGCTTGTGGTGTGCCATCCGAGGATGATGATGGTGAGTCAGCTATGGGTAGATCGCCTAAGCAAAAGAAAGCTCCAGAACCTAAGCCAGAACCTACGCAAACTAAGACAGAAGCTATCGAATTGCTAGCTGCTGCTGAGGACTTTAGTAAGCTGGTAGGTGCTTGGAATAAGGTGTCTAAGGATAATAAAAAGAATGAAGATGTACTTGGATTTAAGGAAACCAGAAAGAAAGAATTAGAACAATAAATAATATGAATCAAGAATTTAAGCAATTTTCAAAGAAATATAACACGGAACTAGGATTCCAAGATCGGCCACAAGGATTTCAAGATGCAGTTGCAGCCCTGCAATTATTAGATGATGCCAATAAAAGCGATAACGAGGAGGCTCAAAAGACTGCATCCGATAATCTTGTGAGAGCTATGCGAATGATGGATTTAGAAGAGGTTGACGAAAAAATATATGATCATTTAGGCGTATTAATGAAGGAAGCAGGAAAAATGAGCGACATTCCAGAGTATAAAAAAGCATGGGAATATGAACTCCCAGAAGATAAATCTTAACTTCAAAACAATAAATAATATGAGTGATACAATATCAGGTGAAATCGTAAAGATTGGTGAGGTTCAGGAGTTTTCTTCTGGTTCTCGTAAGGTACAATTTGTTGTTAAAAATAACGAAGGCTACAACGATCAGGAGCAAGTATTTGCTTTTGATTTATTTGCAGGAGCAAGTAAGCCAGAGAAGCTAGACAACTTCTTAAAGTATAATCAAGTTGGCTCCGAAGTAGATGTCAGTTTTAATATTAAATGTAACGAGTACAAGGGCAAGTATTATACAAACCTAGATGCTTGGAAGGTGTTTGGGCAATCGAATGATAGTGCTGATACCGATGATGTGCTAGACGAAGAGCCGCCATTTTAATGGATAATGTAAACCAACCATCACACTACACTTCACATCCTAGCGGTGTGGAGTGTATTGATATAACAAGACACATGAACTTCTGCTTAGGCAATGCAATCAAGTATATCTGGAGAGCTGGTCTTAAAGGGGACTCTATTGAGGACTTGAAGAAAGCTAAGAAATACATTGACTTTGAGCTGGAGACTAGGCAGGAT